TTTATGAATTAACATTTATACCCACCTGGAATAGACGAGATCGATTACTTTTTGATCGAGAGGCATCTCTTGATCGTAAGCGGTCTTATCCGTGTGCCACTGACTTATCTCACGTCCAGTTCCGATCGGTTTCTGAATTTGATTCAGAAGGTGATCCCAAGAAATGGCGTAAGTATGATGGAGATTTTAGTGAACTTGTGAACGGGTATCTTCGTAAGAAGAAAACCCACGAGAACTATAGAAATACTTGGACACAAACTGTTGTTAATAAGTGTCAAGATACAGAAGTATTGACACCACTCTTAAACGATTTAGAGTCCCGTCGTCCTACAAAAATTTACTATTCTTTTTTAAGAAAAAAATTTGAAGGTACTGAAGGAACTCATGTAAGGAAGGAACTACGGTTCCCTGCTTTTCCTCCTGCTGGCCCACTACCCATACGGGTCGAACCAATCATTGAACCATTAAAAGTTCGAACGATTACTGCAGGAATGGGAGACACGTTTTGCTTGAAACCTTTTCAGCATGCCATGTGGCGCGCCTTAGGGTGTTTTCCACAATATTGTCTTACCCATGGAACAAATCGTTTAGAATCTGCTATTGATCGTATATATAGCAATTCGAAAGAGGGAGACGTTTGGATTTCTGGAGATTACTCCGCAGCAACTGATTCTATAGCGTTGGAGGCCACTAAGGCTGTCCTTGCTGGAATCCTAGAGACCTCTACGGATCATGAACCCACGAAACGTTGGGCCATGAAAGAAGTCTCTCCCCATATGATGTACTATCCTAAGAGTTCCGGCCTAAAACCGGCTCTCCAAAGATCAGGACAATTAATGGGATCGTTGCTTTCATTTCCAATTCTCTGTATTATTAACAACTGTACTGCATTATTGAGCGGTCTCAAAGAAGATCAATATTTGATCAACGGTGATGACATTCTAATGCGTACAACCCCGACTACCTATCCTAAGTGGAGAAAGATCGTTGAAGACCTTGGTCTTGATCTATCTCCTGGAAAGAACTATATCCACCCCACGTACGGAACTGTAAATTCACAGCTCATCGTCGATGGCCAAGTGGTTGGTTCAGGAAAACAAGTAGTCCTTGACCGAAGAGCAAATGTTCTTGGTCAGTGTCAAAGAGATTTAGAGTTTTTCATGCCTGAAACTCCTACCGAAGACGTGATAGATCTTTTCAAATCCGTCAACCGTGCAAAACTATCAAGAACAATCCGAAATATCGGTGTTCCAGTTTCTCACGGAGGTTTGAGTTTCTCTTGGGATCCACGACCGAGATCTGAGCAATCCGAAAAAACAGCACGTTTGTGTTATTTTCACGATTTGTTCTCTCGAATCGAACCCAAGAAAGGATGCATTTCAATTCCTTATTTCTCAATTGAGGAAAAGGGTGTGTCCGATGCTAGGGCAGAAGAAATGATTTTTAATGATGCGG